TGAAGTTAAGGAGGTTGCCCAAAGAGTGGTGATTGTACTGGAAAGACTCGAATCGTTAATGGGAAATGTGGTCTCCGTCGATTCTAACAATCCCCCACCTAAGCCATTTGAGTAACTACTCCCACGGGGTGAATCAAATTACTGACCCATTATGTCAACATTCAAATACGATGTAGGTGATACTATCTCTTATGCAGGTGATGCCGCAAAAGTTATGGGCACCGAGATATATAATGATCATCGACGTAGTTATTATTTGCTTATACCAGGATATGATAAATTTTGGATAAGTGCTAACATTGTAGAAACTGATGTCAACTAAGGTTAAAGAACTAAACTACACGCTCTCCCCTCAGCAGTCAGAGTTCATGTTGAGTGACGCTGCTTTCCCTGCTTATGGTGGTGGCTGGGGTAATGGGAAAACTTTAGTGGGTTGCTTGAAAACTTATTCGATATGTTCTAATACCCCCGACTCAAGATTTATTGTGGGTCGACAGAACTTTACCGACCTTCGAGATTCCACCCTAAACGATTTTCTGGAACTGTTTGGGGCTAAGGGTCCGTTCGGTGAGTACCACGCAGGAGAGATGAAGTATGTGCTTAAGAATGGATCTGAGATTTTATTCAGGCATTTTAGTAACCTCCAGTCCTTGACCAACTTGAACTTATCTGGTGGCTGGATAGATCAAGCTGAGGAAGTTGGTGAGGATGCGTTTATATTCCTGAGAGGTAGGATGAGACGACAAGGTGTGAAGAAAAGACAGATCCTCGCTACTTTCAACATGGAAGGACATAACTGGATTTATCACTACTGGAAAGTTACTGACGATCCAGCATTCCATTTGATTGAAGCTGATACTTATGCGAACAAGAAACATCTCCCTGATGATTACCTTGAGTCACTAGAGAAACTACCTACTGAAATCTTTAACAGGTATGTACTCGGTGGATGGGATCAGTTCGAAGGACAGATCTTCCCTGAGTTTGATCCTGAAGTACATGTGATACAGCCGATTGATATCCCAGATTACTGGCCAATGTATGAAGGATTGGATGTTGGATTAAGAAATCCGTCAGCTTATATCCAGGCGTTTGAAGGTGATGATGGGAATCTGTATGTGGCTAAGTGTTGGGAACAAGCTAACCTAAATGCTGAGCTGGTTGCTGATAAGATATTCGATTACCGGTGTGGGAAGAAACCAACAAGGATGGTGATTGATCCTAGTGCTAGTAGGAATGAAGTCACAAGTTCAGAGAATTTTACTCGTCAGCTACAAGAGAATGGTGTCTTCCCTCAAAAAGCTAACAACGATGTCACTGCTGGTATCGCGAGAGTTAAACAAGCTTTCAGTAACAAAAGGATATTCATCTTCAATACCTGTAAGAAACTTATTGACCAGTTACAAACCTACCAGTGGGAGAAACCTCGTACAGTTAAAGGTGTGGTGATCCATAACGAACGTCCGCTTAAAGTAAACGATCATCTGTGTGATGCTTTCCGTTATCTGATCATGAGTCGACCTGACAGAAACACCGTTTGTAAGCCAATCAAGAAACCTGAAGGACCAACTATGCAGTCGGTTGTCAATGAAATGTTGGAGAAAAGAAGTCGAAACGGGCTTGAGCACTTGATTTAGTTATGGGATAATAAGAGGGAAGTGACATTCATAACCATTGATATGGCTAAGAAAACGTCACTTAAGGATTTGAAGAAGAAGCGAGACCTAGCTGTCCAGTTTCGTAAAGATACTTGGGATGATGATGCCCGTGCTGGGGTTAACTTTTATTTATACGGAACACACGAAGCTTTAGAAGATATTGTTCGATCCAGAGATAGCCGTCATGATAGGAAAGCTAACTATGTTTTTAGTACTATTGAGGGGATCATTCCTAAAATGTTTGACCGCGTACCTGGATTTACTGTGTTACCTAGAGGGAATGACGATGTTGAGAAAGCACCACGACTTGAATTAATTATGAAGTATAAGTTTGATCGGGTACTTGATTTTGAGACAGCTGCTAAAGATGCCAGCCGCGATATGCTCACTACAGGATTGGGTTATTTTAAGTTAACCTGGGGATTTAAAGAAGGTGAGAAGAAAGATGAGGATGATGTAGCCGACGTATTTGAAGATGATCTGCGGTTAGAAGTTATTGATCCATTTGATGTTTTCATTACAGCTGGTGATAAGAAGATTCAAGAAGCTGAAGGGGTGTTCCAGCAAATGTTCCTAACAGAAGATGAAGCTAAACTTAAATGGCCTAAAGCCAAAGAATTAAAAGCTGAACACTTTATTGGTACATTCGATGAACAGAAGAAAGACCAGTTTGGTAAAACCGCTAAGCGTGTGCATATCTGGGAGTATCATGGTCGAGTTAAAAACAAAGAAACTGTTATAGTTTTTACTGATAAAGAGATCCTTAATGAACGTGAACCTTACGAGCATGGACGTCGACCTCTTATTGATATAGCTGATTATCGATTGAGTCGTGAGTATTATGCACGTGGTGAAGTGTTTAACTTAGCACCACTACAAGAAGAACTACACGAGATTGACCTACAGTTGTCCGCACACCGTAAACGATTGATGAACCCTAAGAAGTTCGTACTTAAGGATGCTGTGGATAATGTAAATATGACTCGGTTAAAAGATCCACGTGCCAATATTGTTGAGATGAATAATATTAATGATATCCGTTGGGAACCTACCGCACCAATTAGTAACGATGCTTATAACATCCGTCAGATTAAGAAGGAAGATATCGGATTGATGAGTGGTATTAATGAGCAAAGTCGTGGTGGTGCTGAGAAAGTTGTTAAAACTGCTACTGGTCAATCGATCTTATCTGATGCTACCGCTGGTAGGATACGAGACAAGGTACGAACTGTTAGTAAAGCGTTCGAGGAACTATTACAGCAAGCTCAAGGACTCTTAGCTCAGTTCCAAGATGCTGAAGGTCAGGTTAAGATTACTGATACTGAAGGTGATGTATTTGCTAAATTCACTAAAGAAGATATCAAAGGTGGCTTCGATTTCGAGATTGATATTGTTGAGAGTATGCCATTCCTTCGAGATAAGAGAGCGCAGTCTGCGTTAGCTTTGTTTCAGGAGTTCAAAGGTGACCCTGATGTTGACCAGATTGGACTTAAAAAGAAAGTGATGAAGCTGGCATTCCAAGATGTTAATGCTGATGAACTTGTTGTTGTTCCTGAACCTGTTGAAGAAACTCCAGTAGAAGCTCCGGAACCTATCCCTCAAGAAGGTGCGTTCCCGCCTGAGCTTCCTCAACTCCCCCCTCAGGGTATCCCTCAGGAAGCTCCTCCTGGTATCCCCGCATTTTAACGCTTGATAGCTGATTATTAGGACCCGTCACTTCCCTGGTAGTCAGCTCTGAGGCGTTAACCTCAATATCATTTAATCTCTCTTAATGAGTGAAGAAACAACAGTCTCTGAGGAAACTGTCGACACCTCCACGGAATCAGCCCCAGAAGAAGTTAGCACTTCTGATGAGGTCTCTGAGGAACCAGTGTCCAGTGAGTCGGAACAAACTGAAGATTCATTCTCTTCCACTAAGGTTGAAGATCTACCTCCAGAACTACAAGCTCAATACAAGCAAATGCAGGGTGACTATACCCGCAAGATGCAAGAGCTTAGCGAGAATCGCAACAAGGTTGAGCTTTATGATCAGATGCAGCAGGAACAATTGCTAAACCAAAAGTTCCCTGAAACACCTGCAGCTGAAGCTCAAGATGGAACTCTACAGCATTTAATGCATGAGTTCGGTGTTGATTCTCGTAGCATGGATACAGATCAGATGCGACAGATGGAAGTGTTGGCTAAGGTTATAGACGGGGTAGCTGATAAGCGCGTACGGGAAACTATTGCTCCAATGCAACAGGATCTAATGCGTCGTGATTACGCTCAAGAACTGGCTTCTGCTAGAAAGAAGTTCTCGGACTTCGAACAGTTTACGCCACAGATTAAAAGTCTTGTTGCTAACAATAAACAAATGAGTTACGAGCAAGCTTATCTGATTGCATCACATGGTGCTCAGAAACAAGCTGGTCGTAATGAAGCACTCAAGAACAAAGAGGTTAAACGAGCACAGGCAAGCCCTTCAACCTCATCTGCTACTACAGAAGAGGAAACACCCAAAGGATTTGATAACATCTTTTATATGATGAAAAAGAAATTGGGTAACACTTAATTATTTTTTAACTATTGTCGTTATGGCAGGTAACTCAAACTATACTACCGACCTTGCAACAAGTACTTATAAGAAGTATGCAGAAAAAGAACTGCGTGATAATATTTTCACTTCTAATGCACTTCTATTTAAGATACAAAAAGCCGGTAACTATGTCCCTTATGATGGGGGCGAAACAATTCTAGAACCAGTTATGTTCGCTGAAAAGACTGGAGCTGCTGCATTCAGCGGTTACGAACTACTTAGCACTTCTGCTAACCAAATCTCGACTAACGCTGAATATACTGTACGTCAGTATTCAGCTCCTATCGTTATCTCTGGTCGTGAAGAAAAAGCTAATATGGGTGAAGTTGCGGTACTTAACATGCTTAAGTCTCGTATGCAAAACTCTGAAGAAACTATCAAAGGTTTACTAAACGCTCATCTATACAACACTGCGGTTGGTGGGGCAGACAGCAAATCTCTTGATGGTATTGGTATTATGGTTGACTCAGCCGGTACTTACGGAAACATTAATCCAACATCTGAAACATGGTGGGCTTCAACTGAAGCGTCTTTCTCTGCTAATCTAGTAGAAGAAATGGATACTCAATATTTCTCAGTATCTAAAGGTTCAACTGATAAACCAGACTTGGGTATTACTACTCAAACTGTTTACGAAAAACTACTACACGAAATCGATCCTTCACTTCGTCTAAGCTCTACGCTTCTAGGTGATGTTGGTTTCGAATCTATCCGCTTCCGTGGTATGGATGTAGTTTACGATGAAGATGCCACTAGTGGTGTATTCTATTTCTTGAATACTAAGTACATCAAACTACGATACCACCCTGAAGTTAACTTCGCGGTATCTGATGTTAAACAGCCTACAAACCAGGACGCAAAGATCTGGCATGTATTATGGATGGGTGCACTAACTTGTAGCGCACGTCTACGTCAAGCCAAGCTAACTGGTGTCTCTTAACCCTTAACCCAAACTAATTATGTCTAATTTAGCGACACGACGAGTGGAGGATTATCTTCCAGGAGTTAAACGTTCTGGGTTACAGAGTGATCCTCAGTCAGTGACTCCGGCTGCTGATTCTGGATCAGGTTCAACGATCAAGGCTGGTGTAACACAAGTCGTAGTTGGTACCGTTACTACTGATGCAAACGATTGGATTGTACTTCCGTCACTAGCAGATGTATCTAACGGTCACGAAATTACAATCTTGTGTAGTGCTGCTACTGATTTTGAAATGAGAACTCCGGCCACAAGTGCTGAAGAGATCAACTCAGAAGATTGTGATGGTACAAAAGAATATCTTTGTACTGACACTGAAGTGATTAAAGTTGTTAAAATTAACAACACTATTGGATGGATGGCTCATGCTTACAGTGCTATTGGTGCTGTGGTTACAGCTGTTGTCCCTGATTAATATTTTCTAACAAATTAAAACTATGACTGCTCTAATGGGTTTAGGTGGTGAAGCTGTTCACTCCGACACCACTGTTATCGATAGTTCTGAGCTAGTTCCTAAGGGGACTAAAGCAAAAGATATAGATGGTAACGAGTATATTTATCTACAAGGTATAGCTTCAACTGTTGTCCGTGATTGGGTATCTTATGATGAAGCTCATCTAACTATCCGTGCTGTAGCTAACGCACAAGGCCGTGTAGCTATCGCTCAAGCTGCTCTTGTAGCTGACAAGTACGGTTGGTATCTGATTTATGGTACTGGTCTTGGCACTGCCCTAACAGGGTTTGCTGATAATGGTAAGGTTTATCTTACTGCTACAGCTGGTGCTGTGGATGATACTGACGTTGCTGGTGACGTCGTTCTCGGTGCTATCGGTCGAGGTGCTTTGTCTGGTACTACTGCTACTTTCGAACTCAACTATCCATATGTTATGGATCTAGCTGTTGATTAATCTTTAACTTAAAACTTACATGCATATCATTAAAGGACGATCCGTAGTCCCCGGTACTCACAGTGAAACTAAATATCTTAAATCGATCTTCGGAGATAACTGGAAGGAAGGTGCACGGAATAACCGACATATTGATCATGTAAGTTCTGGAGATATCGAGAAGGCTCGGGCTGCTAAAGCGGCTCGGGCTGATCAACAGAGAAGTGATGTAATTAAATCCAGTGTGCTTGAACTTAAGAGCCAGGGGAAAATCTCTGGAGACCAAGCACATCGGATGATTAATTCGTTATAAGTGGCGAGGGTGGTTCCCCGTCACGTACGAAATAATAAAATTTAACCCAAATAGAAATGGCAATGCCAACAGGAAGAGGTGACAGAGAATATAAAAAGTTCGTAGAAACAGATGCTGGTGAAACAGCTGTAAGGACTGTGGGGGATACTGCAACCTTAGCAGGTGGCGCTTCGCAGTCTTCAGGATTAGCTGTGTATTACGGAAAACCAACAGGTGCTAACGGAGATGCAGTTACGGCTTATGCGTCTGCTACCACCCTTACAATCACAGGTTTACCGTTTACATTCGCAGCAGAAGATGTCGAATCAGTTGAGCAAATCCCTACTAGTGGAACTTCAACAGTACTTTCAGACAAAGCGGATTACGCAGTTTCAGGTACAACTCTAACAGTAACAGGTGCCACCTTTGCAGCGGCTGATGTGTTTGTAGTTAAGCTCACAGGTCCAGTACGCGGTTATGACACTGGTTCTAATGGAGTGAATACAAACGACAATGCCCCTTTAAATTCACAAGTTCTTGAGGAAAGTCTTGTTGATACAACAAATGTTAGTGCAGCTACACATTATTATCCTGATACCACTGGAGGAGTAATGAATCCGTATCAAGATCAATCACTTTCAGGGAAATTCATCGATGCCGATGGGACACTCACTCTTACGCTTGAAGTGACAAATGATGAAGATACGAGTGGCGACTGGATCTCAGCATATTTCTATGATGATAAGAATAATATTACTACTAATACTTTCACTGTAACTAATGGGACTTTAACATTCCTAGCTTCAGCGAATGACAATAACTTCCGTCGGTATCGATGGGCTGTTGTTGCAAGTGGAGCAACGAATACAGTTATTCTAAAAGAACGTAAAAAAGCACTATAGATCAGCTAACAACAATATAACTAAATTAACTATGAATAATCCAGGAGGCTCAACGAATGTGGTGTTTAAATCATATACCGTGGCTGATATAGGGAACGCAGCAACTAATTATTTTGGTGGATTCTATGAAGCACCAGCAGCAGACGCTACACTTACAATAGGAGGTACAGTTACTCAAACACTAGGTACCGCTGGTGAGGTTAAAGCTGCTCATGCCTTTTGTGTGGCAAGTGCTGCGGGTGGTACAGATCTAGTTCTAACAGTTACTGGGGTTTCTATCACCGACTTAGGTGTAAAGAATGATTCAGATTCAGAGATAATCGTTGCCGATACAGACGCAGCCGTTACAGATCAATACTTTGAAACATCCAAGAAGTGGTTAGGACAAATAACATATACATTAACTGGTTCTTCAGGAGCGTTTACGTTTAACTATGGATTTTGTAAGTATGAAGATTTCGGAAATAGAAGCTTTACTATAACTGATTTCGAGGTTACAGGAACAGGCGGAGCCAGTGAAACAGGGCTAGACATTCAATTGCTTCGTCATAGAAGTACTGGGTGGACATACAGTGCAGCAGCTTTTGTGCCTGGTGACGGAACTGTATGTGATTTGGCTACAGACCATGGGACAAACAACAATCTTACAAACGGAGAATCATTTGCTTACAAGAGGGCTAGCTTGGCTACAGTGGTACAAGGATCGGCCTCTGAAGGTGTTATTGTGAGGGTTGTAACTGCAGTAAACAATTCAATTCGTGATGCTTCTATACATGTTGGTGTCACATTCTAATAATTTAACTTTTTATTATGGCTACAATAGTACCAGAGGGGCAAGAAGCTCCTAAAAAGAACGGAACTCCTTTAGAAATCGTTGATGCTAAGAAGACAACGATGGTTGCTAAAGCAAAAGAACTTTTGACCGAACCCATGAGCGATGAACATCTAATGGACGTTCTTGAGCATTGGTATGTTTACGGGAAAGTTTTGACAGGTGAAGTGTCTGGTAATTATACCGTAGCCGAAGGTCACGTTAGCGAACATTATACAAGCAAGCAGTTAAAAGAAGTTGTTGATCAAGTTCAGCTAGATTTAACACCACAAGATGAACTAACACCTAACCCAGAAGTGTAATGGCTACAAAAAGAAATATGGGTGACGAGATTGTTTTCCTACAGGAATTCAATTCTCGAAAACAAATCAGTGATAATGATGGTGTTATTAGTGGTACAGGGCTGACACTAGCTGATGGACAGGTTACCACTAACGGTACTGATGACTTGATTACTTACGAACCTAATATAGTCCCCGCTTCAAGTAATGGGACGATTGCAATGGATTTGACGATTGTAGATGATCTAACAATTTCTTCTGTTCTTACATCTGCGGATACGTCAGGAATTACTAAGTTCTTTCTTGTTGGGTTAGATGACTCCAATAGATTAACAATCATTCATAGAGATGGAGGTACACAAACTTTTAGATTTGGAACTCAGGTTTTAACTACCGGAGTTAAATATAGAGTTACCTGGTCTACTGATTCGTCATCATATTTCTTTTCAATAAATGGTGTTGAGGATGTTCTACAAGGTAGCGGTGGTACTGAAGGTGGATGGTATGGAGATGTGTCTGATAGAGATAACTTTGTGTTCGGTGGATTAGTCAGAAGCTCGACTACATATTCAAATATTAAGGTGGGGAATGTCATCTTCACACCTGAGACCTGGACAACACAGGAGAAATTAGACGACTATAATAATACGACTTACTCAGCTTTGGATGCGAAGAAGTCGCTTATTGCTCTACCGCTCAGAAGTAATTTCAATGACGGGTCCAACGATGTAACAAGCAATCTAGGAACTGAGGGGAATCTTGTCAGAGGTGATGGGTCAACAGGGTCCACTCAACCGACACAGATTCAACCAAAGGGGAATAGCTTTGATGGCGGTGATTATCTCGAAACTGCAGATACTGTGGCTTTAGCATCTACTGATAGTTATGTTTTTCATTGTCGGTTTAAATCTAATAGTGGGTTAAATGATTACTTCATGGATTGGAGAGCAGCAGCAGCTAATGAAGGGATTGGGGCCTTTGTCAATGGGTCAGGGAATATAGTGGCTTTTGCAGACACTTCCACGGTGACAACTACAGGAGTTTACAATGATGGTATTGAGCGAGATATAGTTATAACCTGGAACAATAGTGCTTCAAATGTCTTAATCTCTATTTATATAGATGGCGTGTTGGATAACTCGGTATTAGCCGTAGCCTCAACAGCGGTCACAAATAAGATTGTTATTGGTGACTGGCGAGATAAAACCCTTGGATGGGTAGGGAACCTTAAAGACGTTGGCCTCTGGAAAACAACAGGTACACCACGCCAAGTACGATGGCTTAATCAACGATCACTTAAAGAAATTAATATATAGATATGGCAAGCAATCAATCGATTAAAGAACAATTGCGGGGGAATATGGTAGCAGCACATTATTTCTATAATGGTACTCTGCTAGACCAAAGCCCGAATTCTAACGATGCTACAGTAGCTGGTGCGCCTGCATGGGTGAATTCTGATAGAGGACAAACACTTAAACTTGATAATGCAGCTGATTATGTGGATGTTGGTGATACTAGTGGAACAGTGAAGAGTATTTTCTTCATGTTTAAAGAAGATGATATTACCGCAAATACTGATTATGTTGTTGACCTAAATGGAACCGATTACATCTCAATAGTTAACGGAACAGTGACAGTTAATGGCTTCGCTGCTGCTTCGACTAATATTATTGTGGATGGAAATAGTGGGGCAATAATTTCAAATACTCAGGATTTCTTCACGGTGCTTGTAACTTCTGATACTGGCTTTGCAGCTAGTGATGTCGATTACGGAAGACTTGAAGGTACTGGATTCCTGGGAGGGAAGTTGCAGCAAGTTATCTTATTTGATAATGAACTGTCCTCACAACAGGGATCAGAACTTCACGACGAGGTTTCTGTTGAACCTTTCATAGGGACTCTTGCTAAACGAAACTTCCAGCTACCAAACAATATCACTGGTGTTGAGACTGGTCTTGTTGGTGGGTGGAATATGAACATGTCTGGGGAAACTGTCGTAGATGTCTCTTCTGGACTAAATGATTTAACTAAGTTTGGTGGAGTAATTAGTGAGACTGGAGTGTTCGGAGACACTATTAGGTTTAACGGAACCACTGGCTACCTCAAGAAGAGTGTTGCTGGGTATAGAGAAAGTGATTCGTCAGGGACTATTGAGGCGGTCATAACACCGCAAGGGAGTGGCCTTAGGTATATATGGAGTACAGCTAATGACGCTGTTGATACGGTCTATTTTGGTGTGAGGCTAAATGCTTCGCATCAAGTGGAGTTGGTTTGGGTTGTTGGAGCAGCAACAGTAATGACAGGCGATACAGCCTTGACTATGGGGCAGACATATCACATTGCCGTAAAATCTAATGGTTCAACATATAGCATGTTTGTCGATGGTGTTGAGGAGACTTTGACTGAGACCGCTGGAAGTAATGATGGAGCGTGGATGGATGGTTTGCTGTTAAGGGACAATATCCTTGTCGGAGTTGTTGAGACGAACTCAGGGTTTGCGTTTTATTATGATGGAAGTATCAATTACGTGACTGTTTACAGCACTGTCTTATCAGATGCAAAACTGCTAGAGCGTGCTACCGAAGCAAAAGCTAAGCTAATTTACAACTCAAACCTTAAAGGCGAACCAATAACCCTAGGATCAGCATTGGGTGCAGGTGAGGTATTGAGCGATGGTCAAGTACAAACAGGGACCTGGAAGATTGACGCAGACTCAACAGGTCATCATTTCCTCTGTGTGACTGATGGTCAGGTCAAGATTCCTTTGGAAAATGCTGCAAATCACACAACAAATACATTCAGTATTTCAGGTACACCAACACTTACGAAAAACACCAACGACCTACAGCTAGACGCTGTTGCTGGTGAAAAGATTTATTCAGTAATAATAACTTTATAATGGAGATAGAAAAACTTACCAAGAGTGTGTTTGAACTCAAGACTAGTGTTGCTACTTTAGTTGAAAGGATGGGCAACCTTACCACTAGGATTGAGGAACTGGTTGATGACCGCAAGGAATATGTAACCAAGGAAATCTTCCAGAATAAGATTGATTTAATCAATGCTAAAAATCAGACACCTAATCGGATCGCTTATGGGTTAGCCGTAATGGCTTTAATTGCCATAGTGGGACAAATATTAGATTCAGTTTCTTAACTAATTTCAATGGTATGGAAAACGTCAACCGAAATCACCGTGAACGTTCTGATCGCCTTGGGCGTGATAATGACAACATGGTTCACGGTTTCACTAATCGGTACAGAAGACAGCCTGACGATCCTCGATACAGGCCTGTACACGTACGAGTCGGGATGGGTGTACCAGGGGCAAGAGATGGATTACGGGATCAATTACTGCAAGAAAGACAACGTCGATCTATACGCGGAAGTTCACTTAAAACCACTAGAACTCAAGATACCGCTAGAAACTATCTACGTAGGCCAGTATAATTTACCTGTGAACTGTAGAATATTCGCTTCAAATAACAATACGATCTCTACTAAAAGATTAACTATCCCTGAAACAATAACTCCTGGCCAGTACGAAGTCCTTCTCACAATCACTTACAGAACAGGACCGTTTGATTCTCTAAGGCTAGTCCATCTCCGATCAACAACCCTCGAAGTTAAGCCCTCTAACCCAGAATAAATGGCAGATGTATCAACCCAAGTATCGAATGTTAGATCAAGATTCCACAAAGACCGGAATGGTAAGGTGATAAGTGATATCCGGATATTGGCTTACCTAAACGAAGCACAGGATATGGTTGAATCAAGTACCCTACTTCCGGCTAGTCAAGTCTCAAATACAATTACCTTAGTAGCTGATCAACAAGAATACAGTCTTGAAACCGATAACATTAAAATAACTTTAGCTAGGTATACAGCTAACGATCGAGTCTTATGTGAAAACACTTTGCTCAACATTCAAACACAGTTTACTAGTTCAACCGGTACCCCAGAGCAATATTATATTTGGGGTGGAAGTATCGGCTTCCATCCAACGCCTAGTGCTAATGAGGCTGCTGGAGTTAAGTACTGGTATATCAAGACACTAGATGAACTTGTAGAATCAAGCGCAGGTACAGGCCAAGTAACTACTAGTGAAGTCCCGGAGAAGTTTCATTGGGTGCTAGAACGTGGTGCTGAGATGCTAATGTCTCAGGAGATTGCTGATATCGAGAGAGCGCAAGTAGCAGAGCTTAAGTTCCGGGAAGGTATGGATCAAATCAAGAGTACATACAATTCATTCACTTACAACATGGATTCAACATTAATGCCTGAAGGATCCAAGACTGGACAAACTTATTTGTTTAACCCAACTGCAAGTTAATGGCTAATCTAAAACCTATCATCATCAGCGGGTTCAAAGGGGTGAACTTTGATCATCCTACTTTAATTGCAGATAATGAATTTGCTGATACCCAGAATATGGTACAAGGCAGCGATGGTTTGTGGGAAAACAGGAAAGGGGTTAAAACTTTCGATAACCAAACAGGTTCGGGTAAAAAAGTACATTCGCTACATTTTTGGAAACTGGGAGACGGAACCAGGTATCTAACAGTAGGTAGCGGTACTGCACTTTACTCATATGCAGAGAGCTCTAGTTATAGAGATGGTACATTTACTAGCCGACAAACTGGATTCACTGATGGAGAACCGTTTAGCTTTGCTCAGTACAAAGACAACCTAATCGCAACTAATGGTGCTGAGGCAATGTACTCAACTGTTGATAATGCTACATTTACTGTTCGTAACGGATCAAATACTAGAATCGCTAAGTACATCCTTTTCGCTAATGATATCGGCCACTGTGCTGATATAGCTAGTGCAAGGAGTGTTCACTACTACGGATCTGCTGTACCAGCTAACCCATGGGAGTTTGCTAACTCAGTAGCCATTGAAGAAGATAACGGAGAAGTTCTTACAGGTTTGACTAACTTAGGCCCTGTGATTATTGACGGAAAGTACTCAGGTGCTACCAACGGATCTACCTATTCAGTTGATGTGGCTACTCCTCAAAGAAGTCAGATCGATCATGGTGGTGGGATAGTTTCTCATAGATCAATTACCAAATCAGGTAATAGTGTTTATTTTGCTAGCGGTGAAGGAATCTTTACTCTCGGTCAACGAAGTGGAACTACTAGCTCAGGTACTTCCTCATCTCTAGAATCCAGTCCTATTTCTAGCCCCGTACAGGGCCTATGGGACCGATTGGTGAGTAAGGTGGGACATGCCAACACTCCAGGTGTTTACCACTATCCTACGCAAAGTATTTACTGGGGAGTGCGTACTGCCGAACAAGAGTTCGCTTTGGTTTATAATGTACGATTTGGTACATGGAGTTATTTAGTAGGTGTAATCCCTAACGACTGGACAATTTATGAAGATAGCAGCGGTGATCCGCATTTACTATACGGTGATAGAAACACTGATAATGTACGAGAGTTATTTCATCCTGATAGAGATGATGATGGTGCACCTATCAATTCTGTATTAACTACAAAGAGATTCAATTTCAATACAATGCTCAAGAAAAATACCGCTTATGTTATCCTAGCAGGATACGGTAGCGACCTAATGAGTCTTGATGTTGAGATCTTTTATGACGATGAAATCATTGCTAGCACTACGGCGACAGTTACTTCTGCTCAATTCTTATTTGACCCAGGTCCAACAGCTGGTTCTTTGGCTTCAGGATCATTAGCCAGCGGAGCTTTGACTGGATCTGTTATAGCTAGTGATGACTTGGAAGTTACTCCTTGGGTAATTAAAATCCCATTAGGAGAGAAAGACTTCCGTAGTATACAAATCA